ACTGGTTGATCCCATATCTTCTAATATTTCTATAGTTACATTTAATGTATCTGTTCGTGCAGTTATTTTTCCATAACCATCTCTAAAACGAATTAATCTTCCAACATCAGTTGTTTGAAAACCTGTGTCTCCATTAATACCTGTAATTGCTGAAGCAGTTAAAGTTCTACCAGTTCCTACAGTATGTGCTGAAGTTGTAATAGTTGTAGTTGAGATATTGTCATCTAAATATGGACCATCAGAAAATTCAACATCAGTTAATGACCATGAAGTATGACCTGTTCGTGATAGTTTTTCTACTTCGTGATTAGGATGACAAATATACATAACATCTGCACTCTGTGCAAATTTAAGATCAAAAAGTTCTGCTGTTAAATATGGAGTTGATATTTCATAAACTCTATTTGCAACACCGCCAGAAGCGTAAGCTGTAAATCCTGTACCATTTATATTTGTTCCATCAACATCTGTTATCTCAAATGTATTAGTTGTTTTGTTTGCAACTAAATATCTTTTGTTATTAAGTTCAGTCATTCCAACAACACCAGTAATTCTAATCTCATCACCATTATTATAACTATGACCTGTTGCTGTAATCACCACTGGATTAGCTTGTGTTGCTCCGCTAATTGTTACATCTGATTCTAATATTTGACCATTGTCTTTATAAAATCTTATGTATTGATTACCAAACTCAAGCATATAAGTTTGTGTTGTAGAAAACTCAAAAGGAATTAATCTTGTTTTAGCTGAACTATTTTTGACTTGTGCAACATATTGTGTGCCTGATCTTCTCGCTGCAGCACCATGCGGATAGACTATAAAGTTTTCTAATGTTTTAGATCCTGTGGGATATTTACCTAAATCATTACGACCATCTAATCTTGGTGATAGTTCACCACCAGTAAAATTGGTTAATTGAACAGCAACTCTAGCCATTATTAAAACCTCGAATTAATAAATGTATCAGCTCCTATAACATCTGCCATACCTTTATCTGGAGACAAGTTTTGACCTTCTGTTGAATCTACAAATCTTGCTTCTTTTAATTTATCTTGAAACAGTCTGTACATGTTTGTTGCAGTTGGATTAGAACTTGTTACTGCGTAAGCTATGTCAGCAGCTAAAGCTGCCGATAAAGTTTCTCTTAACAATTCATCGTATTCGTTTGGATCTTCTACTCTTGAAATGTAAAGTATTTTCATGGTAGAGTTGTCGGTTAAAATTTTTCTACCTTCTATTTTATAATCTGAATCATAATCTAATATTGTTAAAATTCTTAAACAGTCTGCAGGTATTGTATATTGTTGTGTAAATCCCCAAGCAGGTGTGTCAGTGTCTGCTGCTAGTTGTTGTCTTTTTTGTAGACAATTCCATGGATGTGATCTGAATACTGAATCTCTTACTTGTGTATATCTAGCATTACATAATCTAGCGTTTTTTGAATCTTCAGTTAAAGTTAATATTGTAGATGCTCCAAGTTGATTTAATGCTCCATTACAGATGTCCACTACTGATGCCATATTTTCTCCATATTTCTTCTTGAGTTAGTCCTAACTCATCTTGCTTTTGTTTAGTTCTTTCGTTTATATCGATTTCATCAATAACTTCAACTAAAGCGTATCTATATACTTTAGTATCGTTTTGCCACTGAAAATGCAAGAGATGTCTTGGTTCTTTGTATAGACTTAATAATCTTGGATCAAAATCACTTGTTGTCATTTTTTAATATATATTTACGCCTTATATTTCTATCTTTTTCTAAAGCGTGTATCTCTGCTTCTGTTCTACCTTCTTTAGGGTTAAATCCATAATGATATTTTGGACCATACTGAAACCTGTCTACTAATACATATCGATAAATATAATTACCCTTTTTAAAATGTAAAACTGTTTGTAAATCTTTTATTTGTTTCATGTGAAAGATGGGGGATTGCTCCCCCATCTAAAGTGATTAGTTTACTACATATTCAATGATGAAACTTAAATCACCGCCAGTATCACCAGCAGCGTCAAAAGTTAAACCAATGTAGTAAAAACCTCCTGGGTCAGAAGATACACCTGCATCTTCCCATACTTGTTGACCCATAGCATTGATATTTCTAGCTTCGAAAGCTACTTCAGTACCAGTTGTAACAGCACCACGAAGGTCTGTGATTGCAGATGCGTAAGCATCATCATCCACAGCAGTACCTTCAGTATTGAAGATACCAACATCGCATGTGTTAGTAGTACCTGAATCTAAATCATCGTTAAATAATTTGATTGAAGTAATACTAGCGTTAGTTGGAACTGGAGCTAACATTACTGTATCCGAAGCAGATAAATCCCCTGCAGCTAATGCGATAGTGCCTTGAGCAACTCTCTTAACACCATGCAATTCGTGTGCAGCGTTTTTAACCTGCGGAACAGCTTCAAAGTTAGTAATAAGACCTGTATTTACATTCGCCATATTGTCCTCCTATTACGCTTCGTGAGCTTGTATTTCTACTACTTTTTCTTCTTCCATTCTAGTAGCACCGAAAGATCCACAGTAGTAAACTTGAGTAGCATAACCTTTGTCAGCTCTCTCGTCTATTCTAGCTGTAACATCTTTACCTACACCCATAGCAATTCCATCTTGAGCATAAGCGATGCAACTTCTTTTTGAAGATGCAATAGAAAGTCTGTTTGACACGATGAAATTGAAACCCATAAATGTGTTTATTTCACCTTGTACTAGAGCTTTAACTGTATTGAAGTCAGAACTCGTTACAGAAGTTGTACCTAATAAATCATCGATCTGCTTTGGTGATACAATGATGTGTCTAGTGATAGATGGGTCTACACTATTTAAGTCAAGAATCTTTTTAGCTTCTCTTAACTTTGCGATAGTTAAACCATCAGTTCCAGATTCAGTAATCTTCTGTCCTGCAGGTAATGCAGTAGAAGTTGAACCTGTTTCACCAGTATACGCTGTACCAGTTGCAGCTGCGATAATTTCATCATCCATAGCTCTACCCATTGCGAAAGCAGCAGCTTGAGCATAAGACGATGTAGGATCGATTAACATTCTCACCTTGTCTTGGTCATCGATAAGATCAGCAAATTCATAATCCACAAGAGATACTCTACGCCTAGCGTGAGGTGTATCGATTTGTGGAGTGTCTGAATGTCTGCTTGTTCTTTTTTGAGCAGTTACACTTCCTACTTGATCAAAGAACGCATTCTTACCAACAACACTTTCAAGACGAACTTTGTCTCTCAATAACGATCCCATTTGTTGAGATAACATTTGTATATTAGCAGAATACTGCTGTACAAATGCTGTTGTTACTTGTGATGACATAATAGTCTCCTTTAAGTATTAATTGTTAATGTTAAATTAATCAGAAAGGTTCTCTGTCTTACGACAGGCATCTCTTGGATTTAAAGTCTTTTAGACTAGAGTCTATTCCTTCTTGTCAGTAAGGTTCTTTCGAATTGTCTTACCTTTAATCCATTTATAATATTCTTCACAAAGTTTCAAGGTTTCTTTTTTCTCATACTCTGTACTGGTTTCTCTTACAATACGAAGCACATCTAACCTTATCTCCTCGTTATTAAGATGATCATTTTCCATGTAACATTTCTCTTAAAGTCAACATTTGCTGTACAGATTTATCATGATCTGGATGACCTTTCACATGATAAGGATGTGATTTATCATTCATAATCTGTGATATTTCTGCTTCAAGATTTTTACCTTGATCAACACTTTCAGACTCTGTTGTAACTATAGGATCTTCAGACATCATATTAGCAATCTTTAAAAACCCTTTTATCACTGTAGGATTATTACCTAATACAGAACCATCTTTTAAAATTGTTGTATCTAAAAAATCTGCACCTAAATTTGCTTTTGCAATCGCTGCAGCTTTCTTTCTGTTCTCATCAAATGATTTACCCCACTCCTGTCTCAACTCTTGTTCTGCTTGAGCATGTGAAGTTTCGGCATCTATTTTAGATTGTTGTGCTGTACCCTCCATCATGTTTTTATAATACTCAAGTATACCTTGTGCTTGTTTATTATTTAAACCAAGTTTGTGTGAGGTCTCGGCAAAGGTCTTAATTGCGTTTTCGTCTATCGGCACAACTTCGGAGTTTGCTTCAAGTTTATATTTATCTGCAGATTCTGGTCTGCCAAGTTTTGTATAAACTTCATTCCATTGATCTTCAGTTGAGTTTTCGTTAGGTACTGCAACTTTATCTTGACCAATCATTTTAGTTGCGTTGATATAGCTTTTAGCTAACGCATCGATCTCGGTAAACTTTTCAATATTTGGATCAGTTCTATACTCTTCCGAGATTGCTTCCTTCCACGATTTAGCAACAGCTGGTTGCTCTGTTGTAGAAGAAATAGGTTGTTGTGTTTGCTGTGTCTCTGTAGATGGAGTTTCTGTCTTTTCTACAGGCACAGTTTCCTGTGTTATCTGTTCGCTTGACATTTTATTTTCCTTTTTCTTTTTCGTTTTGCAGCATTGATTTTATAAATAGAAGAACGCTGCGTTGTCCTTCCATATATGCACTCTCATGACTATCCCCTTTAACATTGGTGGTAGATAGAAAGTGGCATCGTTTTTCTAAATCAGATATAATTATTTTACCTTCATCTGAATTAAAAATTCTTTTGTATGCGTCTTTTAATTCTTTAACTTGTTTTTCAAATTGTTTTATTGAATCCATTATTCAATATCAGCATTAGCGACTGCTCTTGCTTCTTCTGGTAGAGCTTTTGCTAATGGTGCTACTTTTCCTCCTGCTTCCGCTACTTGTTGTAGTTGTTGCATTTGTTGCATTTGAGCTTGTTCTTGTTGTGCTTGTTCTCTCTCTGCATTAATTTGGTTTTGTGGTTTTAATATTTTTTGTGGTACACCTACAATACTTGCAAGGTGTCTAACTAATTTATCCATATTAATATGATCGAATACAGGAGCAACATTAGATAATGATCCTAATATTTCTATAGCTCTCATAATCGATTGTAACTCTGTAGACTTTTGTGCTTTAGCAAGTGGAGATACATATTCTATTTCTACATCTCTACCTTGTAAAAATTCTGGTACTGGCATAAATAAATTTTTTCTTAATATAATACTAAAAGTTCTATCGATTAAAGGTTTTAATAATTCAGATTGTAATCTACCTAATACAGGACCAAGTAATCTCATTTTCTCTTCGTTTCTTTGTATAACTTCTGTTGCTGTCATTTGTGGTCCTTGTTGCATCA